GGAGACGCGCTTTTCCGTGCGGTGTCCGACGTAACCCTCTTCGGCAAGGGTCCGCATCCGGCGACCGATCAGAAGCTCGTCAGGCGGCACCGCTGCAATACGGATGCGGTCAACGCGCTTCTTCAGCCGCAGCGTGACGTTCAGCCCGTCCTCGCCCTCCGAGGTCTCAACAATCTCAGCTTCCACGCTTTGCTGGAGGTCTTCCAGCAGTTGCGTCAGGGCCATCTCATCAAGGCCGGTGTATTTCGTGGTCGAGACGGTAACGCTGTCGTCCCACCACCACTTAATGAAGCCGACCTTCTCCCGGAGCGCGTTCTTGATCGCAGCCAGGAACACCTCGAACCCGTCGTTATCGACCGTGACCACATAGTTGATGTAGTCCGTCGCCTGTTCGGCGTTTTTTACGTCCTCTTCGCTCTCAGGCGCGAACTCGACCACGTTCTCCGATCCGAAGAACACGCGCATCAGGCTGGGCAGGATCGCGTTGATCGTGTCGTGAACGTCGCGGCTGACGACTTGCGACCGGCCCTCTTCCTCGTCGCCATACGGACGGCCAAAGTAGCGATCCACCGCCCCGGCGCGTTGCGGGCCAATGTCGCTGTCGATGAACGACACCGCGTCATCAATCTCGGCAGACAGGATCGCGTTCAGCGTTCCATCATCCATCGCCATGACTTCGGCGTCGTCTTCCATTTCGTATTGGCCGCCGTCTTGCATTAAAGGAAACTCCTACGGCGACGACGGGTTTGCGGCACACCAAAAAGCGAAGCGCCTTGCTCGTTGGTGATCAGGAACAGACCAATCCCGATAATCGACGCCGCCATAGCGCCATCAACCTGGGCGCCACCCCAGTAACGCGGCGCAAAATAACGCGGCGCGAAATAGTTTGGCGCGTTCATCATGGCAAATCGTAAGCCTCGGCTGCTAACCGCGACCGACTAACGCCGCCTTGATTGACGCCTCAATGGCCTCAGCCTCCGCAAGTTGCGCTTGCGAAATCTCACTCTCAGGCGGATTGGCAACCCACGCCTGATTAAACAGCAAGCGCAGGTCAAGCGCCTGAACTAGCGCTTCTCTCATTGCTTGATCGTTCATGGCGTCACCAAATCGTAAGTTATTCCGGTTCGGTTCCCGCTCGCGTCAGTCGTGGCCACGATGCGGTTTGCACTGTCTGCGACCGCGTTCCGAATGGTGATCGTCGCTCCGTTCGCGCCGCTGATTTTGCCCGCCAACGCCGCCGAACAAAGCCGCAGCGTTTCGCGAACCGACATCCCCGTCTCGACCATTTGCTGGTCAAGGATTTCGTCCGCGATAGCGCCCGCCGTCAAATCTTGAACCGCTGCAACGTCGATATTCGCCGCCATCGTTCCCGTTGCATAGGAAACGAAACTAGACGACGCCTGCCCCTGAAGCGCCGACACGGCAAACGCCAGCGCATCAATCGCCGCCGATACGCTGCCTTGAGCCGACAGATCGGCCGCCGCCGATAGCGCCGCCACGACGTTTGCCGACAGCGACCCAGAACCCGCGATGGTCGCCGCAGCCGAGACAACTAGTTGCCCAACCGCATCCAGGAACGCCACGCCATCCAGCGAGGCCGACGCATTGCGACCCATCGTGCCAGCGGCCACGACAAGGGCTAGGGCCTCAACCTCGTTTCGAGACGCCAAAGCGCCAGGCTTGCGAGGCTGAATCCAAGCGTATTGATTGCGATACCCGCTAGGCGCCCCGGCGAGGGCGTTTGTGATCCCTTCGCCCGCCGTCAGGTTGCGCTTAGTGCTGGTCCGGTTCCAGTTTCCAACCGCCGTGTAAGGATAGGCGCTGTTTGAAATCGTGCCGCCGATGATGCGAACGCCCGAGGAAAAATCCCTATAGCCGTTCTGCAAAAGCGCCATGATCAGCCGCCGTAGCCATAATCAAAATCGACCATGACGGTTCCGGCAGATGTCGTCGCGCCAGTCTGGAACAACAGGAACTGCACGTTAGCGCCGTCCTTAATACGGGGCAGCGACGGGAAGGCGTTCAGAAAGTCGATCTTCGTGTAGAGGCCCGTCGCCGGAACCGGGATCGTCCACAAAGGCTTGCAAAGGCCAACTACCACCGTCCCCGAGGCGTGAGCCGTTCCCGCCCAGACCACCGACACGATGTCCGAGACGCCTGTATCGCCAATTGCCAGCGGAATGAACGGGTTGTATTTGTTGGCCGCGTTGCCGGTGTTCAGCAGTTGGCCAATACCCAGCGAGGCCGTTGACGTGAATGTCGTCGTCGCGCCAGCCGCGCCGCCCGTGTCCAGATAGTTGACGATGCAAGTGGGGGCGTTAGCACCCAGCGCCGTATCAGCCGCAATAAACATCCGAAGGCCGTTGCCGTTCGGATAGCGATGGCTGCCCGACAGCGCCGTCATCGTGACGGTCTTCGTGCCAGTGGTCGAGACGTTCGTGCCAGAGAGCGGGACGTAGCCCACCAGGTCGATTGCCATGATATACCAAGGCGCGCCCGCCGCAGCGACGACCGTGGCACCGGCCCCGAGGAAATGCTTAGTCGCCGGAGTGACGTTGCCGCCGTGCGACAGTGCGCCCTCTGACCATGCCTCATCCGTATCGACCCAGACCAGATCGGTTCCGGCAAAAGTTGCGGCGGCTGGCGTTCCGGCATGACCCGCAATCAAGGTCCAGTGACCCGCCGTGCCAGCCGACGAAAGCGTCTTGTTGCTGAAGACGTTGTCGTATTTGCCGTTGGTCGTGATCTGATTGATCAGATCGTCTTGACTAGTCCAGCCCATGCGTCAATTCCATGTCGTTTCAATGATGCCGGATAGAACGCTGGTCGAAATGTTGCCGCCGTGACCCGCTGCAAAAAAGCCCAGAACCGCCCCGTCGATAATGCGCGGCGGGGCTTGGCGGATGACCGAGGCAAACTCATCACACGCGCCGAAGCTCTCCGTTGAAGTCCGGCACTCTTGCGTAACGTGAGCAGTCATGATCGGCTTGACGATAACCAGGGCCATCAGGCCGCCGCCGCCGGTCGTAAATGTTACGCTCTCGATCGACTTGACGCCCTTGTCGCCCGCCTGAAGGTGACAGAACGGAAGAAAGGACGACGTTCCGACAAGGCTGGACGCCACCACAAGCCCGCCGCCGCCGGTCGCGAAAGTAAAGTGGTTTTGCGAAACCCGACCCGACACGCCAGCGTCGTTTGTGTAAGTGAACGTGAACCGGCCCGACGTAGCGCCCGCCGATTGGCCCACGGCTATTACTTGGCCGCCATCATAGCGCGGAATAGCAACCGCGTTCACCATTGCCTGCTCTTCGCCGACCGCATCGGTGTCAATGAACGGGTAATAAAGCAGCAAGTCCGAAAGGATCAGAGCCTGCCGCGCGTTTGTCGTTGATGTCGTCCCAGAAGCCGCCGACATGACTTTGAGGTTACGAACGAACTGGCGGGCCGGGGCAACGGTCGGAACGTAAAGCCCGCGCGATGCATCAATGGTTGAAGCCTCAAGCGGGGCCGAAGCGTAAAAGTTAGCGGCAGGCGAGCCGGAGAAATAGCTATAATCTGCCCACGCCGAGGCCGAGGTTGCCGCACCGGGGACGGCCTTTCGGAACCCCGTCACCCACGACTGCCCCGAATCTTCAGCATCGGGCCATTCACGGATGTTCTTAAAGCCGGGCATTAGTCCTCAGAGACAGTCAGCGAACCGCCCGAAAACTGCGGCTGAATGCCAGACGAAACCGCGAGCGAGGACGAAAGAACGCCCTTGTAAAGCAGCTTGCCGGTGCTGCTTGCCGCCGTTCCCACCCCGACGTGCGTGATCGTATTCGTGCTGCTAGTGCATTGCGGGAACTGAACCAGCGCGGCGTTGACGGCCTGATTGTTCGTCACCGTCCAGCCGGAACCGGAACGGGCCACGGCGACGCGGGCGTATGAGCCATAGGTCGCCTCGCTGGTCGATTGGTTGCCAGCTTCGCCCGGATCGGCGGTGTGCAGCGACACATACAGATTGGTGAGCGGGCTGGTCCCCGCGTTGTCTGCAATGTTCGCAATCGCTGTTGCATTGAACAGCAACAGCATCAGATCGTTTTCAAAGGTATTGCCTTTGGACATAGCTTACCCCTTAACCGATCTTGGCGCGGAGAGCGGCCAGAGCGCGCTCAACGTCCGCGCGTTCCGCATTGGCCTTGTCCCGAAGCGCAAGGGCCTCAGCAGCCGCCGCTTTAGCCTCCGACATCTTGGCCCGCGCCGCAGCAAGGGCGCCGTCCGCAGCCTTTGCGCTATCTCGGGCCGCGCTCGCAATCAAAGCCGCGTCAACGTGAGCCTGGGCAACAATCGCGTCAGCCTTGGCTTGACCCTCGGACTCGACCGCCGCCGCGCGTTCCTCGGCCTTTAATGCCGCCTCTTCACGCGCCTGAACCTTCGCGTCAGCCGCCTTGATGTCTTTGGCGCGCTTGGCCAGTTGACCCTCGGCCTCGTTCACGGCCTGCTTTTTGTTGGCAATCTCGCGCAACTCGTCGCGAATGGCGAACAGCTCTTCAAGCGGCTTAAGGAAACGCTCCAAGCCTTCCAAACCCCTATTCATCGGCCAGTCCTCCGAAAGAACATAGACACCTCCACATTGGTTGTGCCGTCGCCCGCCGACACACGGGGACGAATGTAGCGGGTCATCTCAACCACACCGGCAATGTCCGCACTTGTGACCGACAGCGAGTAACCCTTTGGATCGCTCAGAACCGCCCA